CAAAGCATTTCGATCGCAAGAAGAAGCGGATGCGGCATTGCGTCCAATTACAAAAGCACTTTGGGATATGCTGACACCGGACGAGAAGAACGCACTTTGGGGTTATACACAAGGTAGCGGGAAGTACAACCGACCGTTACGCGGACTCGAAAAAGATGAGTACGACGATACCGTGTTTAAAGGCATCGGTAATGTTCCATTAGATGCCGAATATGTCGAAAATAAAAGTGTTCGCAACCCGAATTACGTTGAAAATATGCACAATGCGTTGATGAAGTCATCCGGATACAGTGAAAACTTGATTATGCAACGCGGCATTGATGAAGAAGGCGCGGCGGCACTATTTGGGATAGACGAATATTATTTTTCAAAAGGCAGTAACGTTGATGAACTGAGAGAGCTGTTGGTTGGGAATAAATATAAAGACACGGCATTTTTTTCTTGCGGCACTATGCCGGGCACAGGTTTTATTCATGAACCGGTACTGCTTACAGTGAAAGTTCCTGCCGGAACGAAGATGATTTACGCTGAGCCGTTCAGCTATTTCGGCGAATTAGGCGATAAAGGAGAAAACTGGAATGGCGAGAAAGCGCGGACTTTTTCGACAGAATTTGAAACTATTCTCGCCGACGGGTATACTTATAAAGTAGAGAACGTTAATTTTTCTAAAGAGAAAAATAAATGGGAGATCGCTATAGAGGTGATAAAAGATGAGAGGAAAGGTTATTTTGAAATGACAAAGGAGGAGATGGATGCGCTTAACAAAGCGAAAGGACTATGACGATAAACCTGTTTGGTTTGGAGCTAACAAAGATATCGTGTGTAAAACATGCAAGTACAAAAACACAGGCAGGTGGCCGACCGGATATCAAAAGTCGTACTGTGCATTTTATCCGCAAGACAAACCAGAAGATATCTACT